AAAGATAATCGCGTAGACCAAAAACAATTGAACGACAATTTAACTGATCAACCTATTCAAAATGAATTTGAATGTAACCCATCTGAAGATAAGAAACAACACATTAGGAAAAAACTGATCACGTCCATGATGGAGGAATATAAACATTTTTATGCATCTGAGGAACAGTCAATTGAAGATGCAATTGAAGTATACACAAAGCGGTTAGATAAAAAGTTAGCTATAGCAACCAAAGAGAAGACCAAGTATCAATCCTATGAATTATTGTTGGGCTCCAGAGTAAGTGAATTGAATAATATAAAATCCCCTTACATGCATCATCTTGATGATATATTGATGGAAACCAACAAATTCTTGAAAAACAAACGCATGCTTGAATTTATTCACAAGTATACGAGGGCCTCGATATATCCAGAGGATAAGTATTGGTTTTATTGCAAGCAAACAAATTCAAAACTGCTCCCTACATTTTACTTTAAAATAGCGGTGGTTGTAGTTCAAAACAAAGATTCGCTTGATAACTCTAAATATGTAGAGGTAATTCGCACTTTATATAAAGAACAAGGAAAAGAAGAGGATGGAAATATCGTCGATATGTATAGTGGTGAAACCATCGCATCCATCGACTTTGATAAAGAGGAAGGATTTGATGAATTCGGTCACAAGATAAAATCTAGATCGGCCATGCAATCATCTATAGAAGGACTTATAGAAGACGAAGAAGCAGTCATCAACGATATAACAAATAGTGAATTGTCGGCATCTTTTGGAGACGAACCTGGGCGTGATAATACAGGTGATTTTCATTTGAATACAAAAGAATTTATTTTGCATATTCTCTACTACATAAGTAGCGAAATGAATATCGATTTGGGAGTTCATAAAGAATATGTCGTATACAAAACAATTACTATATTTGAAAAACATAAAAACAAGAAAAATGAGGAATATACACTAGTGTTACTAACTATCGCCATGTTTTTTATTGCTGTTCAGATGTACTTTCCTAAGCTTACTGGCAAATACATTCGTGTAAATGATTGCAAAGCTTCATTTAAAGGATTTCCTCTTCAAAGCGACAGCGATTTTAGCGGTATTGAATTTTTTGCATGTTTTATTTCCAAGAGAAAGAAACAAATAAATAAAAAAATGAAACAATCTGATGAGAACAAGGTAAAGGAGCATCTGATTACGATGATTAAATCGTTCATCCTGGATAACATTCAAGATGATTTAATAGACATAAAGAGACAACAAGAAGAAAAGGAGCAATTATTGAATATATTTACGAGCAAGAACTTAACATTTTTGCCACCTCTTACCAAATATGAGGTACCGTCTTCAGAATTACAAAATCATTTATCGTCCATTAAATCCAACATCAAAAGACAGTCCAGCGTTTTAACCAGTATAGATTCTTTAAAAAGTAAAAACATAATTTTTTCTTACGGGTTTATGCAAACTATAAACAAAGAAATCGCAAAGGAAGATTACTCATTACAAAATCATTCAACAAATGAATTTTATCTCGAGAATTCCTGTTGTTCGATGAGTAATGTTTCCAATATTATTGATTACGTTAGTAAAGAAAATAGTGCAATCTATAGATATATTAATATCGTGAAGGAAAATGAGAAGTATTTGGACGAGATACACTATTTTCCAGTCAACTATATCAGTAAGGAAAAATTCAAAGGATATCGCGATGAAAAATATGAATCATATACAAACAAAACCATCGAATTGTTCTTTGAAAAAATGGTAAAAGAGGATGAGTACGAGCAAAAGAATGTAAGTGGTATGTTGCGTCGATTAAATGATATTTATAGTGCTTCAAGTACATCGCAAATTTCAAATTTAAAACAAATGTCGTATGCTGAACATATAGAATCTCTTTTTCGTAAAACGAACTCGATAGATGAAAATCCACTCATGACTGAAATGATCAAGTTCATGGAAACAACAAGTAAAACCAAAGAAATGAAAGATATCATCATTTCCAAAGTAGAGATAATTGAAATGTTCAACAAGGAGATAAAATCCCAGCAAAGAGAGTATACAGAATTTACTGGTGAGCGTAAGAACAGTTTACCGGATCTAATTTTAAAGGTGAAGTCGAAGAACGCAATACAAATATTGAAGAACAAGATACGAAAGTATTGTTTTGTATATCCTTCTATTTTATTAAACAAATATTCAACAAGTAACTATTCAAAATTACCCAAGCATTGGAACCTTTCAAAGAACCATTATTCTGATTTGAGGAATTTAATCAATGAAAATTATGTATGGTTAGATAAGTTTTATGGAAAAGAAGAACTATCTAATGTGGTATCCGCATTCATTGTAAAATACAAACAATATGAAATAGTCATCTCCCATTTATCAACAGTTCCGTTAAATGAAAATGAATTCATATTAGACGAAGACTTTGTCTTGAATATTCTCTTATACATTTTGTTGGATATTTTGAATTATGGAATTCATCAATCAACAGATGAAACGACCAAGAAACTATTGAAAGAATTATTAAAAGACTACAAATACGATAATGCTGTATTTGAAAAGACATTTGATTTAAATATGGAAGTTCTTCAAAACCGTGTGCTCAAGTCAAAGGAGAGAGAAAAAGATAGGATCACAAGAAAATTAAAAAATATGAATGATGCAGAACGAGAAATATCCAAGGTTCTTAAGGAAAATAAACTAGGTGAATGGAATATTGGCGAACAGAAGGGATTGAGAATATACGATAAAAATTTCAGAGATGTAAATCGACCAGAAGGGGAAGATGTATATATACAGCGAGACATGGAAAGTGAATTCGCATATAATGTAGAGAATGAGGAATCATAATCATTAAATATTTTAAATACATTTTAAATAAAATATTTATTATAGATGAATAATATATTATGAGTATTACAAAACAACATGTGCTACTTTTATCTATTTTATTGTTTCTGATTTTATTTTATGTAATAGCATTCGTCGTGAAACCATCATTTCTCTATAATGGTGATGGATCCATAAAGCAGTTTGGATTGGGATATAAAACAAAAACAATTATCCCTTTTTGGCTCCTTACAATAGGAATTGCTGTAATATCTTATCTGACTATTTTATATTTTTCTATGATAAAAATTTCATATTAATTTATCCGGTTACTACAAGGAAATATGAATGCCAGACCATCTTTAGTAGAACCTGGAGCCAAATATTTTTTGAATGAAACTTTGAAAAATTGCAACTATTTAAAAGAAAAATATAAGAATCTTCTATTCAATATTGGTGTACTCATAATATTTTGTGTTGCTTTAGGATCCTTTCTGTATAGTCGTTATAAAGGTAAAATGAGTCCTATGGAGCGACGTAAAAAAGATATTGAGAAACAACAATTTATCATGTCCAAAATCCGTAATTACCACGCCTCCAAAAAGGTTGGTCAACTTACAGGTCTTCCTGAATACTATTCTGGAGGAAATGATTTAATTTACTAAAATAAAATAACGGTTTATAATAATGGAAGCAAATTATCATAAAGCATTGGATAAATACTACAATTATAAAAAAAAATACGCAGACGATAGAGAAAAGCAGAAGCAAAAAATAAAGGACAATAATAATTTATCAGTTACAGAGAAGAAGAAGAAAATCGAACAGATACGACAACGTTGTCTATTTTGTAATAGAAAAGTAGGTATGTCCTTTAGCAAGAGCAAACAGATCTTGTATGCTACTTGTGGAGATCAACAAGCTCCGTGTGAAAAAAAAATAGAAATAAAAACAGGATTTTACATGCAGTTGGAAGAGACAATACAATATATGGATAGTGAAATAAAACAGGATGTAGAAGCTATTATAAATGACAAAACAAAATTGCTGTTAAATGTAGGTGATAAAGATGATATTATTGCGTCATTTGAAGATAGGCTGGAGGTTTACAACTACAGTCAAGAAATTTACAATCGACTACTAGCTAGAAGTCAAAATTATCAATTGGATAGAAAGTCGGAAGACTTTGTTGAATTTGAGACTGAACTCAAAGGCTACGTGGACAAAATTAAAGAAATAAGCGAACAGTATAATAAACTTGGCATAAAAGATAACAAATTATTGACTGAAATATCAACAATATATAAAGATAACATATTGCCATTGGAGGAAAAAATGAATGAATACCGATATAAAAATCGCGATGTAATATTCGAGAACAAGTTGCATTATTTGAAGCAATACAATATAAATTTGAAAGACACCGAAGTGGTCCATAGTGATGATCCAGAGGTGCTACGTTTTGACCCGCCGAAATAAAATTATCTTGTAGAAATTAAATATATCTTTTTACAATATAATACCTATGAAGTATTTTTCCATTTCCATATTTCTCATCAGTTTCCTGATGGGTATATTATTTATTTACTTATCGAAGCCTGAACTAAAAATAGTGAAAATTTCTCCGACACCCGATAATTGTAATCATACCCTATACCAAGACAAAGCCGAAACTTGTTACAAATATGAAGCTAAAGAGACACCATGTAAAAAAAGTACTAGTTTTTTTTCTATTCAAAACTAATTTATTCACCTAATATATGTTCATTAGTAAATTCAGTAATTTATTAAAGAGTGACTCGGGTAAATATATGATATCGGCTATTTTAGGACTTGGATTAGCCTCGCTATTTAGGAAAATATGCGACGACAATAACTGTGTCGTTTATCGTGGATCAACAACAGACGAGGTGGAGGACAAAACATTTAATCACAATGATAAATGTTATCAATATGATATAAAGCCGGTAACTTGCGATAAAAAGAAAAAAATTGTCCAATTTGCGTAAAGATTTAAAATACAGATTATTTAGATATTATAATATGGATACCAAGTCGGGCGTAACTAGCATAAATGATTTACCTTCTGGTGAAAACGTAAAAATATCTATAGAAGAGAAAAGCGAGACAGTGAATATGAATGATATCTTCAAAGAAATACAGAGCACTGGAAGCAGTGGAAATATTCCTTCGCGTGACATTCCCATCAATCCAAACAATGTGATACTTGACGAAACTAGCAAACCAAATTATATACCAAAACATGAAGATTATATAAATGAGGATGATTTTGAAAGTGGAGAAGAAATAATCGATAAAAAAAGACGTAAGGAAAATAAGAAAGCATCAATCGAAGTAATGTATGAAGAACTACAGGTTCCTATTCTTCTTGGTGTTATATATTTCTTTTTCCAGTTGCCAGTATTCAATGACAGTCTGGCAAAGTACTTGAGTTTTACATTTGACGCAGATGGCGGAATAAATCTCTCTGGTTTGGTTTTGAAAAGTGTATTGTATGCCGGTGTTTATTACATATTAACAAAAGTATTAATAAATATATGTGATTAAGTGGATAGTACACTGATATCGTAATGTATATTGTTTTGTGCCACGTTTTTTTAAGCCAGCCAATTTTTCCGCCTTTATAGCTCAGTGGCAGAGCATCAGTCTTGTAAACTGAAGGTCCAGAGTTCAATCCTCTGTGAAGGCTGTAACAAAACTCATACATTAAAATATCTAATGTATGAATTAATTTGCGTAATATCTACGTTACGCAAGAGGATTTTTATCTCGTGAAAAATGTTGAGATAACGAATCCGCAACTACTTTTCCAAACTTGGTATCACTCTCGTAATGCACACCAGCATATTCCCTATTTACCGCAATGGTATTAGCTATATGCATGTATTGTGCATGTTTCGATGGATATTTTTCTGACAGAATATTGGCGATAAAGTATACTTGTGTCGCATGTCCTGAAGGATACGATGGATGTTCAGGTGGGTCAATACTTGGTACAACCGTTTCATCTAATTTATATGGCCTTACTCTATTGTATTTATTCTTTAAAAACATGATTATAGGATCTATTTCAGAGTGAAAAATATGTGTTATCTGGTTACTCTCTTGAGGGGTTAAGTCAAACTTTTGGAACATTCCTCTCAACGTGATCTCGTTTTCAATATCCTGTAGTCTATCTTCAGTTAAGCGAAATTGTTTCTTTTTAATATTGTCTATTTCTATTTTTGCTTCTGTGCTTAGATTTTTCGGAAACGGCGCATTCGGTATGTAGGTCACTAATTGTTTTCCTAAAGGTGTAATTCTGTTTAATATATTTT